CTGTTTGGCCTATTCCTGATGGCGTTTACACACTCAAGTTTTTCCTGACTATTCCACAAGCCACATTGTCTTCTGACAACACTGTGGTTTTGGTTCCTGATGTTTTGATTGTCCAAAATGCCTATGCTCGTGCTTTGGTGGAGCGTGGCGAGGATGGTGGTTTGTCGTCTTCTGAGGCTTATGGTTTGTATCGGTCAATGTTGGCTGACTACATTGCTTTGGAAGGCACTCGTTTCCCTGATAACGATGGGTTTGATGCCGTATGACACAAGCACTCCGCACATTCAGCGTTCAGGCTCCAGGCTTTTATGGGTTAAACACCCAAGATAGTCCTTTGACGCTTGAAACTGGGTTTGCTGCCATTGCGGTGAACTGCATCATTGACCAATATGGTCGCATTGGTGCTCGCAAGGGATTTTCTCGTGTTAATTCATCTTCTGGCAACCTTGGAGCCAATGATGTTAAGGTAATGCACGAGTTGATTCAGGCTGATGGCACTTTGACGGTGTTGTTTGCTGGCAACAATAAGTTGTTCAAGCTCGATGGCTCCAATGCTGTTGTGGAATTGACCTATGGGGGGGGAGGGTCTGCGCCGACCATCTCTGCGAGTAACTGGTCTTGTGCCTCTTTGAATGGCATTACTTATTTCTTCCAGACTGGTCACGACCCGTTGATTTACGACCCTGCGGTGAGCACAACCACTTACCGCCGTGTATCTGAGAAGACTGGCTATGTTGGCACTGTTCCCTCTGGAAACATTGTTATTTCAGCCTTTGGTCGCTTGTGGGCGGCTGATACATCAACAAACAATGCTACTGTTTACTTCTCTGACTTGTTAGCAGGTCATGTGTGGTCGACTGGTACTTCTGGCAGCTTGGATGTGTCTCGTGTGTGGGCGAATGGTGCAGATCAGGTGACTGGTTTGGGTGCTCACAATGGTTTCCTGATTATCTTTGGCAAGCGTCAAATATTGACTTATAGCGGTGCTACCACACCGTCTACTATGGCTTTGAGCGACACCATTGGTAGTGTTGGCTGTATTGCTAGGGACTCGATTGCATCTACTGGTACTGACATTATTTTCTTGTCAGACAGTGGTGTGCGTAGTCTGATGCGTACTATTCAGGAGAAGTCTGCGCCTTTGCGTGACTTGTCAAAGAATGTCCGCAATGACCTGATGACCTATGTTTCTGGCGAGACTGCCTCAAACATCAAGGCTGTGTATTCTGAGCGAGAGGCGTTCTACCTTCTGAACTTGCCTACTGCCAAACAGGTCTATGTGTTTGACACAAAGGCTACTTTGCAGGATGGTTCGGCAAGGGTTACGACTTGGGACTCTATTGAGCCTACATCTTTTCTGTCACGCCGCAATGGTGACTTATTGCTTGGAAAGAATGGTTATGTCTGTAAGTATGGTACTTACTATGACAACACTTCTAGCTATCGTATGCAGTATTTCACCAACTACTCTGATTTGGGTGATGTGAACATTACATCCATCTTGAAGAAGATTTCTGTGGTGGTGATTGGTGGCTCAAATCAGGGCTTTACGATCAAATGGGGATATGACTTTAGCGGTCAATATTACTCTGTTAACACCAGTATTCCTGTGTCTACTGTAGCTGAATATGGCACTGCTGAGTATGGCGCTAACGGTTCTCCTGTGGCGTATTACTCCAATGGCATCCAGTTAAGCACATTGGTTGGTCAGGCTTCAGGGTTTGGCAAGGTTGTGCAGACAGGTTATGAGGTACAGATTTTGGGTGCTGCTATCAGCATTCAAAAGATTGAGATACAGGCTAAAAACGGCAAATTGGCATAAGGAACAGCTATGAATTACACCAAAACCACGAATTTCGCTGCAAAGGATGCTTTGTCACCTGGTAATGCTAGCAAGGTTGTTAAGGGAACTGAGATTGACACTGAGTTCACCAACATTGCTACTGCCATTGCTACAAAGATTGACGGTACTTTTACAAACTTCTCTTTTGTTGAGACTTCCAATGTGTTGTACATCTACAACTCATCAACTGCTGTGGCGAAGATTGACGCATCGGGTAATTTGACTGTGTTGGGCAATGTGATTGCGAATGGAACGATCTAACAAGATTCCTGTGGTTATCAGAGATGAATACACGATGTATTTAGAGCTGTTTGATAACTTACTGTGGTTTCATACGGATGTTCATAAGTGGTCGGCAGAGGTGAAGAGGCGGTTTAAGAGGGATTTGGATTGTTTGTCAGACTTGGTTGGGATAGCTCTTGTTGGTTTGGTAAGAGATGGTGATGAGAAGCTAGGCAAGTTTGGCAAGTCGATAGGGTTTGAGATGAGAAAAGAAGTTTTGTTATTGGATGGTTCAAAGGCATTTGTTTACGCTTTAGGGCGTAAAGGAGAATAAATATGGGCGGTTTTGTTGGTGATGTATTGGGTGGGGTTGGTGATGCGCTTGGTGGCGCAGTAGAAACCATAGCTCCTTATGGCGGTCTAATTGGTGGCGCTTTAGGTGGCCCATTGGGCGCTATTGCTGGTAGCGCATTGGGAAGCTCCTTTGTAGACTCTCCACAAGCTAGGGCAAGCATGGGCAATGTCATTCAGGGCGGCCTTGGTCAATATGGCGGTATGGTGCAAAGCCAAGCCTCTAGGAGTGCGGTTCAGGCGGCACAAGATGAGGCTCGTCGTGCTGGTCAACAAGCCTCTTTAATGTCTCAATTCCGACCTGTTGGCATTACCACGCGCTTTGGCTCGTCACAGTTCCAAGTTGACCCTACAACTGGTCAATTGGTTAGTGCTGGCTATACGACTGCACCAGAGATTGCACAGGCTCAGAATCGCTTGATGGGCTTGGGTGCTGGTTACTTGGCGCAGACTCCTGAACAAGTGGCGGCTGATTACATGGCTCGTCAACAAGAGTTGTTAGCTCCTAGCCGCGAGCGTCAATTGGCCCAACTGCAAAACCAACTCTATCAAACAGGTCGTGGTGGTTTGTCGGTGGGTGCTACTGGTGCTCGTCCAAGTGGTGCGGCTGGATTGGGTGTTACAACACCTGAGATGGAAGCCTACTACAACGCTTTGGCTCAACAAGATGCGGCTTTGGCGGCACAGGCACAGCAAGCTGGTCAACAGCAAGTTGGCTTTGGTGCAGGCTTGTTTGGCAAGGCTGGTGAGCTTGAGACACTTGCACAACAACCTTTGTCTCTGAGTTCTCAATTGGCTCAATTGGCATCAGGTGCTGGCGCTCGTGCTGGTCAGCTTGGCTTATATGGCGGCTTGGATGCGGCTCGATATGGCTTGAGCAAGGAACTGCAATACAGCCCAACTGGTTCTTTCTTGCAAAGCGTTACAAGCCCAACATCTACACTTGGTCAAGGTATCGCTGGCTTATTTGGTCGTAGCACTCCACTTTCTTTCGGTGATTTCCAGCCTGGTGGGTCAATGTTTGAATACAGTGGATATGGCCCTAGCGGTCAGTATTTGTTCTAAGGGGAAGTCATGGCAACAGATTCAATCGTAGGCGGTTTGTTTGGGATGAGTCCTGAACAGTATGACATGGCACTTCGTCAGCAAGAGCAGGCTGCTGGAGCCAAACTTGCACAATTAAGTCCATTTGAGCGTGGTCAGGCAGCTATTTACTCTGGTGGCGCTCAATTGGGTCGTGGTTTGGGTGGTTTGATGGGTGTTGAAGACCCTCAATTAAAGCAAATTACTCTTGTCAACCAACTTGCATCACAGTTTGACACATCTACATCTGGTGGTGTTGCTGGATTGGCTCAGGCATTGGCAAATAGAGGTTTGCAGGCTCCCGCTATTCAGCTTGGTCAACGCGCCTTGGAAATGCGTAAATTAGAGGCAGAGGCTCAATCCAAGACTATGGAGCGCCTGACAAACGAACAAAAGAATGCCGCTGGCATTGCTGATGCTTCTGGCGCTACTCGTGGAACTCCAGAATGGACTGACACATATAGAACAGAATTGGCACGACTGACCGCAGGAAGCAAAGGCGCAAACATCAAGGAAATTGGTGTTGCAGAGGGAAGCCGTGAGCCAGTGTATTTTGATGTTGCCTCTGACACTCAGTTTGTTATGAAGGTAGACCCTGTTTCTGGCAGACAAGTTCGTGTGCCATTTAGCGGCGGCGTTGATAGAACCACTGCAAAAACAAGCCTTGGCGTTAAGTTGCCTGAAGGTGAGTCTGAGTTTGTTAAGGAACTTGGAAAACTAGATGCGAAACGTGTTAACGATGCTCTTACATTGCGTGAACAATCTATCTCAACCATTAAATCTCTTAATAAGCTAGCATCTTTGCCATCACAAGATTTGATTTCTGGTTCATTTGCAACAGGTCGAGTTGGAGCAACCAATTTGTTAGCAACGCTTGGATTAGCCGCCCCATCTGATATAAATAAACTCAATACAAGTGGTGAATATCAGAAGGTTGCAGGAGATGTTATCTTGCAAACACTTGGCGGCAAACTTGGCGCAGGATTCTCCAATGAAGACCGTAAGTTTATTCAAGGGCTTATTCCACAACTTGAGACAAGTCCAGAAGCTCGTAGATCGCTTATTAAATATATGCAAGAGAAGAATCAAGACATTGTTAAAGAAACATTGCGCCTTGAGGACTATGCTAGGGATAAAAAAGGCTTATCTGGATTTAAGGCAAATATTCCAATTAGTGTTACGCCTACAACTGGAGTTTCTGCTCTTTCTGATGAAGAGTTGGCGGCACAGATTCGTGCGGCAAAACAAGGGAGAAAATAATGGCAGCACAGTATTCTCTTGAAGAACTTGAGGCAGAACAGGCTCGCCGTTCTGGTGCTGCTTATACAGGAACATCTGTTCTTGAACCAAAAGCAGAAACAACAGCTATTGATGAGTTTAAGAAGTTTGGCGAATCATTGTTAAAAGGCTCTGCAACTGGTGTCAGCGCAGACTTGTTTGGTGGTTGGGGTAATTTGTATGATTACCTCAAGAAAAGCAAAGACCCAAGCGCATTCTCTACACAAGGCATCCTTAAAGGTATTGAAAACCTAACAGGTGTAAACCTGATGAAAGTGCCTGGATACACTGGTGCTTTTGAGTTTGGTCGTGCTGGTGCTCCTGCTGCTGGATTGACGCTTGTTGGTGTGCCTGGATTGCTTTCACGCACTCCACGTGGTGTTTTGGGAGAGTTTGGCGTTGCTGGAACAACTGGAGTTGCCGCGCAAACAGTTACTCCTGATAGTCCGTTAGCTCAACTTGCCATCCAATCTAGCCCTTATGCAGCCAAGGGCGCTCTTGGCATGATGCAGTCAAGAATGACGACTCCTGTTGGTCAATTGGCTCCAGAAACTGCTGATTTGCTTGCTGTTGGCAGAATGACTCCAGGCGAGGCTACTGGTAGCCGCAGACAACTTGCCACAGAGCAACGCATTGAGGCCGCACCATCTATTGAAGCCAAAGGAACAGAGTTTCGTCAAGCACAAGCTGGTGATGTTGAGTCTTATTTAAATAATTTATTTAACCGAGCATCATCTAAAGCCATTACTGACCCACAGGCTTTGACGGACACATTGTCAACTTCTTTCCAAAACTTTGGAAAATCTTTGTCGTCAAAACTGCAATCTGATGCCAAAAGAGACTTTGGTGCAGCATCAAAAACTGGCGGTCAAATTGATGTAACAGCCGTTAAGTCTGAGATTGATAATTTGGCAAATAGCCTTCCAACAGCGCCTGGTCTTGAAGGACTGAGAAGTTCCTTATCTCGCCTATCAACAGAACTTGAAGCAAATCGTTCAATGCCAATTGATGTTTTGCAAAAAGAGTTGAGCGCATGGGGTAAGGCGGCATGGTCTGGTGAATATGCCCTCAAAGGCTCTGACATTTTTGCTGGCGTTGCACCGGGTCAAGTCAAGGGCATTGCTCGTCAGGTGTTGCGGTCTTACAAAGATGCCTTGGATACCGCAATCAATGCAAATGTTTCTGGTGCTGCCGAACTAAAAAAAGCTCGTGACAACTTCTCTGCTAATTTGGCAAAGATTGATGAGTTTTCTGATCGTCCTATTGTTAAGGCGTTTGGCAAGCCAACAAACCAACTTGTCCCAGAAACTGACGTTATTCCTGTTTTGCGGGATATGCCTCAAACTCAGAGAAAATTGCTATTTGACATTGTTGGACAACAATCTCCAGAGGTTGCAGACAGCATTCGTAGACTGCAATTTGACGATGTTTTGGGTTCTGCCGTTAATTACGCAGCGGCCAAAAATGAGCCAACATTTGTGATTGACAAGGCTCTTGATGCGCTCAACAAGAAAAGTGGCGATTTGTCATTCTTGTTTCCAAACCAAACAGACCTGAATGATGCAACTCGTGCTATCAAGTACATGAAAACCATCATGCAAAGCAGTTCTGGCGCTCCAGAGGCATTTGCACCTGGCGTGACCGCCTATGGTATTACTCGTGGCGCTGGCGCTGCATCTGGTACTGCAAACGCTGTTTCTCAGGTTGTAAGCGCAATCCGAGATGTAATTGCCGACCCAAATGCCTTTGCAAACGTAGTTTTTGACAAAAATACGGTGAAATCAATGCTTGAGATGCAAAAGGCAACCACTGTTGACAAGGCGGTTAACGTTTTGTCTAACATTGGCAAGGCAACGGCAGTTCAGGCTGTTAGAGCTTCTCCAAGGCTGTCTACTGAGCCTGCCATTGACACAGAAAAGCAAACAGAAACACCAACAATACCGTTGTCAGAACTTGAGGCAGAAGCGGCTCGTCGTCCTTGGCTAAGGATTGAGCTAGAAAATATGGCTCCTAACCGCCCATAAGGAGACTGCCATTGACCCTATCTCTGCCATGCTCATGCTGTCAAGCGCACTCAAGGGCATACGCTCTTGTTGTGAGATGCTGTCAGAGGGCAAAGCAGAGATTCAGCGCATAAAGAAGGGTATTTCTGATGCTAAAGAGATTGCAAAGGAAGTTTCTGGCTTTTGGTCTTGGATTCAAGGACTTTTCTTACCAAAGGATAAACAGCCTAGCGTTGCTGTCAAGGCTGAAGAACCGAAGAAGAAAGTAAAGGAAGAATATGTTGACTACATTCCTGACGAAGATGCAATCATTGACCAGTTCATTAAGCACGTTGGGGACTTCTTTAAAGCTCAGGCTTACCTCGTTGCTTACAAAGAAGACCTAGAGCGCAAAGTCTTTAGTTCGTCACACGGAGACAATAACATTGGCGCTTTGGAGCTTATCTCTATTGAGACAAAGTTGGTCAAGTGTGGGGCAGAGCTAAGGGAGCTGATGAATGAGGCTCCACAGCAATTAGGGCCGTTGTATAGCCGCTATAAAGCGATGTATTCACGGATTCTTGATGAACAGAAGAAGGCAAGGGAAAGGGACAGGAAGAACGAGAAGCAAAAGCGTATTGACAAGATTAGGACTGAGAATGACAGGACTGATCGCTGTGTGCCACACTGGGTTACGCTTGGGCTGATTGTCATTTTCTGGGTGTTTATATGGCTAATATCGCAGAGTACGATGCAAAAATCTACTTTTGGGGCATGGTCTTATTTGCAACCGTCAGTTTTA